CCCTTACGCCCGGCCCTCGTCAGGTCCCCGGCCAGCTCCGACTGCATCTTGGAGGCGAAGCCCTTGGCAGACGGAATGAGAGTGACGTACGCGCTGCCGACCTCGGAGGCCATGCGTCACTCCTCTCCGGTGTCGTGAACGAAGTTGCCCAGCCGGTGCGGCGAGACGAGGGGGATCACTTCAGCGTCGGGGCCGGATGGCTCCCGGGGTGGGCGCAGTTCGGGGAGCACCGACGCGGGTGCCTTGCGGCTGGGACGGCCCTTCTTCGTGTGGACCGATTCCCACTGCCAGCGGTGGGCGGCTACCTCGTCAACCAAGCGCCCCAGCAGGGCGTCGGTGAGGGTCCAGCCAGCCAGTGGGCCTGTTGCTGCCCCCGAGATGGCCCGCGCTGTCGCGGAGTCATCGGGCAGGTACTCCAGAAGCACCCGAAGTTCGCGGAGGGTGAGTTCTCCGCGCCACAGGTCTGTGAGCCGGACCTGGTAGTGATGCCGCAAGTCCGCTTCGACGGCGTTGCCGTGCTGACGAAGCAGGACGAGCAGCCCTACAGGTTTCCCGAACCAACCGCCTCGCCCATGGCGTCGAAGAAGCCTTCAAGGTCGGTGGCCTTGCGTCCTCGGATGAGGCGAGCGGCCTGGTCCTCGCCAAGCAGCAGCCTGAGCGCCTTGATGAGCCGCTCATCCTCCAACGCCTCCAAGAATTCCAGTCCGGTGGCATCAGAGGGGGTGACGGTGAAGTCCTCGCCGTCGAAGGTGAACGTGACCGGCTCGTCCAGCACTTCCTCGCGCTGCTTGGCCGGGGGCAAGTGGTCTTGGGGCTGCTTCGTGGTGGTGGGCATGGGTCGCCTTTCGGTCGGGTGGTGGGGTCGCCGCGCGGTGAAGCCTGCGCCGGGGAGGTGCGCGGCGACCCTTCCCCGTTCTCCCCGGCGCAGTCAGGGGGGTTAGGCAGCGAAGGCCGGGTCGGTGGTGAGCCAGGTGGCCAGCACGTCACCGGAGTCCGGGGCGATGGCCCCGAACGTCACCGGGAAGGAGGTGGCCTGCCGGGCCAGCGTCACGTCGCCCGTCTCGGTTACCTCCACCTTCGGCACGAGCAGGCGGCTCACAATGTCGCCGTCCTTCCACTCCAGCACCGCCGCGAACTGCACGCCCACCGGGTCAATGGACACGTCAGCCCGGTAGCCGTTGTCAGGGGCCACGCCAGTGTCGGCGGCGAAGTCACCGGACCCCAGCCACAGCTTGAGAATGTCCTCGTTGGACTGGAGGAAGGTGCAGCCGATGGTCAGCTCCTGCCCGGTGATGAGGTAGCGCACCGGGGTGGTGGACTGCCAGGCCGGGATGCCTTCGCGCTCCACCGACTTGGACAGAGTTACCCCGTCCTCGGTGGTGAAGCCGTAGCCGTCGAACTCGGCTCCAAGTTCGGCGGAGGCTGCGGTGGGGAGCGCGGTGCCAACGGGGGCAAGGAACAGCTCGCCGGTCCCGGCGACCCGCACCTGCCCAGATACGAGCGTCATGGTGTGTTCTCCTTCGGTTGACGCGATGGGTCACCGCCCGGGACGGACGGCTGACAAGGGGGGTGGTGCCTACGCGGGCCGGACGATCAGATCGACCGTGAACATGCACACGGTCTTCGTGTCGTCGGCGGGGTCGGGCATCTGGCGGGGGGCGAGAATGGTGGCGTTGTAGAGCAGCACCGCATCGCCCGCGCGGTCGTTGTTCGCGGCGCGCAGCCAGGCCCACAGGTGCTGGGTAAGCGCCATGCGGGTGCGGTCGCTGTCGTGCCACACCAGTACGTCCAGCAACGCCAGGTCATGGCTAGGCGTGAGCGCCCTGCCGCCCACGCGGCGCACACGCACGAAGCGCCCGCCAGCACCACGCACGCCGATCTGGACGCTGCTGTCCTCGGTAGCGAGCAGCGGCGTCAGGTAGTCGATGGCGGCTGCCTCCGCGTCGGGGTAGACCGCTACGGGCAGCATTAGCTCGCCGCACTCAGTGACCCGACCAGTAGCCGGTGCTTGGCCTCCACGGCCAGCCCTGCCTCGTGGTCAATCACAACCAGGGAACGGGCACGCGTGGCACTGCCTGCGGACTTGACCTCCACGGGCAGCGGCATGCTTCCGGGGTCGCCCTGCACAGTGATGCCCCGGCTGCGTGCTGCGTTAGCCACGGCCTCGGCCTTGCCGTCGAGCATGGTCTGTACGTCGTCGCTGCCCAGCAGGGCGCGGATGCCGTCGCGGTTCAGTTCGATGGTGAATTGCCGCGCCATGGTCAGTCCCCGTACCGCTCGATGATCTCAGCGCGGGTCATGGCGTCCAGCGCCGTAGGGTCTGCGCCCTGCGCGGTGGCGTACTCAACCCACGCGGCCCTGCTGGCGCGCTTTGTGGGGGCCTGTGTGGGTGCCACGTGCTCGGTGGCTCCCAGTGCCTCGGCGTGCTGCTCCGAGAGCCGCAGCGGGCGGCTGTGGCCCTCAACGTCGTACAGCTTCATCCGTCCTCGCTCCTCCGTAGGTTGACAACGACGTGAGAGAGCGCGCCGAAGTGCCAGCGCAGCACTCCGCCGTCTATCTCGTAGGTGTCGCCTTCCCACTGCACGCGGTCGTGGGCGTGCACGTCCGTGTCCTTCGGCAGGTACGCCACCCACCGGGTGGTGAAGGTGTCGCGGTCGATGGTGAAGTCCTCGGAGGGGGCGGGCTGCACGGAGCAGCCGGATACCTCCGAGGTGGTGGCAGTGGCCCAGTCCAGCTCGGTGCCGGTGCCGTAGTCGGCGGGCCTGCTGCCAGGTCGCACGATGCTGATGGTGTGGTCGCCGAGTCTCATGGGCGCGGCGGCAGCCGGTAGCGGTCCAGCACCCATGCGTCGGCTGTGGACATGAGGCCAACGTTGCGCAGGCCGTCAGGCCCCACGGCGTAGCGCACCTGCCCCACCTGTGCGAGCAGTTGGCTGGCGTCGGAGGTTTCCACAGCTTGCGCCGCCATCCGGGTAAGCACGGCCTCCACGTCCGGGGGCCACGCGTCGTAACCATGGGTCACCGAAACCACGACGCCGCGCAGACGGGAGGTCCACGCGGCGTCACGGCGCAGGAAGCCCGCCACCGACCACTCCACCGTGCCGAGGTCAACGGCTGTGCCGTCCACCTCGACCCCGTGCACGGCGGTGAGCCGCAGGGTCGGCAGCATCTGCACCGTGGCATGAGAGCCGTCAACCACCAGGTCTTCGGTCTTAGCCGGGAAGATGTGCCACCCGCAGTAAGCGCGCACTTCGGCCTCGGCCTGGGCGCGCGCCTGCTCGTCGGTCAGGGGCATGGGGCTGCCTGCCTACTTGTTCTCGGTGGTCTTGCGCGCCTTCGTTGCGGTGGTGCCAGCGTCCGCGTCCTGCTTCTTTCGCTGGTAGCCCGCCTCGTCAAACTTGCTTGCGTCCTCATCGGACAGCAACAGCGTGGTTTCCACGCCGTTGACCGTTGCCTGCACTTCCTTCACGGCTGTTCCTCCCTTGTGGTGGTGCGTGGTGCCCCAGGCAGCCGGGAGGGGTTACCCCCCCGGCTACCCGGGTGCTAGGTGGGTTACAGGTTCGACAGAGTGACGACGTTGAAGGCAGCGGGACGGTAGACAGCCAGCCCGACCCGCTCCTCAGCGCGGATCGTGGTGATGTTCGTCTTGAACTTGCCCTCGTCGCTGTTCGTGGCGTCCACGGTGATGCCGCCCTTGCGGAACACCTGCGCGCCAGCGCGCCACGCGGCCACCACAGCCGTGCCAGCGGCCACTGCGGGGGAAACCACGGTGCGCAGGCCCCAGATGCCGGGGTCGTTGATCGCGCCGGACTGCCCGTATGCCCCGCTGCCGGTGAACGGGCCACCGCCGTAGAACTGGCCGTTGGCATCCGTGGACAGCCGCAGGTTCTGATAGTCGGTCGGGTTGATGACAACCCCGTCCGGCTCCAGCATGGCCACCTGCCGCACCGCAGTGATGGCCCGGTAGAACGCCGCGAAGTTGTCCGCTTCGGCAGCCGAGGCCGTCGTCTGGATGCCGCTGGTGTTGAGGATGCCCTGGAGGTTCGGGGCAACCCCCGACCCGTTGAGGAGCTGGTCCTCCTCCTCCATCTGAATGAACAGCGTGAGCCGCCCGTCGATGTAGGAGCGTGCCGCGTCCATGTCCTCAAGGAACTCGTCGGGCACGTCGAGGGTGGTGGCGATCTTGCTGATGCCGTGCTGCACCCGCTCCAGCGCCAGGTCGGAGGCAGGCTTGAGCCCGCTTTCGGCCACAGCCGCAGCGCCGTTCGTTGCCGCCGTCTCCCGCAGGTAGGAGAGCACCGAGCCGGACATGGTGCCCTGCGTGAGCAGGTCCGCAATGACCGGACGGTTGAGCGCCAGGGTCTGGAAGGGCCCATCCATGACGCCGCCCACGTTGAGGCCAGCGGTGGTCGTGGTGAGGGCCTTCAGGTCAAGCCCGGTGTCCACCGCGCGGGTGGTGTAGCGGCTGCCGGACTTCACCGCCGACATGGCGTCGAGGTAGGCGTCGGACTTGACGAAGGCGTCGCCAATGGACAGGTACTTGCGGCCAGTGCCCCCGCCACCGCCCTTTGCGGTGTCGTCCTCCTTGAGCGCCGCGCTCAGGTTGGTGCGCAGCTCCGCGTCTGTGTCGGCGTCCTTGGCCTTGACCAGCAGATCCTCGCTGGACTTCATGTGCTCGCGCACCTGCGTGCGCTCGTCGTCGGTGAGCGGGCGGTTGTCAGCCTTAGCCGCGTCGATGATCGACTTTGCGGCCTTCAACTGCTCCTGCCGCTGCTCGTGAAAATCGGGCATGGCTAGCCCTCCTTCAGCAGTAATTGGAGTTCAAGGGCCAGGTCGTCGTCCACCGGACCAGTCGGCGTGGGTTCGTCGGCCTTCACGCGTGTGCGTTCGTCGGCCTTCTCCGGTTCCGCTGGCTGGGTTTTCCCGTCCTGCGTTGTGCTGTCGGCCTGCTTGCCGTCGTCGGCGGGGTCGTCACCGTCGTCGTCATCGCGGGCCAACTGCGCGAGCACGCGCCCGATGGCGTCGTGGGCCTCGCGCAGGCTCTGTTCGTTGGCGTTGCTGAGTACGCGGCCAGCCTTCTGGCGCACGGACTTAGCCACCAAGGTGCGGGTGTTCTGGTTCATGCCAATGAGGGTTGGGCCAACCTCGAACACCTTCAGGTTCTTGAGGTGCAGCTCGCCGTCCTTCTCCTCGCTGTCGCGCACCTCGTAGGCGAAGGAGTAGTTGGCCACCCGACCCCCCTTGATGAGGCGGTAGGCCTTGCGGGTGCGCTCGTCCTCCATGTCCATCTGCGCCTTGACCCACAGGCCCTCGTCGGTTTCCTTGGCCTCCAGCACGTCGCCCAGGTAGGCGTCGAGGTCGTCGTGCATGTGGGACCAGATGAAGGGGATGCGCTGGCCGCTGTCCTCCCACTCCTTGAGCGTGGCTGCGAAGGCACCGGGCACGATGCGGTCGCCACCGCTGTCAAGGTCGTAGGTGGCCACCAGGGCCTCCACCACGCCCTCGCCAGCGTCGTTGTCGGCCTTGACCTTCACCGGCATGGTTTTGACGTGCATGGGCTGTCCTCCCGGGCGTGGTGGGGCTTCGCTAGACGGTGATTGCAATGGAGCAGTTGCAGCCCGCTACCTCGTCCACGTCACCGGACTCTGCGGGCCACTGCATGCCGTTGCTGAACGGCTGATCGACGGGCACGGTTTCCCCGTTCAGCGCGGCGTGGCTGGGGCGGGCGTTGGGGCCGGTGATCCACGTTTTGGTGGGCTCCACAGCGCTGTCCTCCGCGATCTGTGCCGCCGTCTCCCGCAACGCGAAGCCCGCCGCAAACGTGGTCAATGCGACGGCTGCACCAGGTGCACGCTGCTGCTGTGCCACCTCGTAGACGTGGGCAGGGTCGCCCCCCTCCGGGTCGGCCAGCGCCGCGTCAAGGTGGGCCTTCGTGGTGTCGTTGATGTTGGTGGCGTAGCGTTCCGCCACCTCGCGCAGGAAGGTGATGGTGCGGTCCTCGTTGTAGGTGCCGTCAAAGCCCAGTCGGGCGGCTTCGGCAGTGCCGAGGGCGGTGGCCAGGGAGACGACGAGGGCGTGCAGCCGGTCGGCCAGCTCTGCGTCCCACCGCTGCGCGTCCCACCAGTCGGGGTCGCCTGCACCGATGCGGGACAGCACGGTGCCGCGCTGCTTGCCGAAGAACTCCGCAAGCACCTGCTCCACCTTGCGCCGCTGCTGCTCAGTGGTGCTGCGCTTCAACTGCACAACGTTCGCGTGCGACCCGCTGCCGCCCGTGTGGCCCTGCCCCGGCACCTGGCCCTTGCTGGGGGGCTGGGAGGCGCTGGCAGCCTCGCCTGCGGGCGATGGGGCGCTGTCTGTGGGGCTGGCCTGCCCGCCAATGAGCACGTTGAGCGGCACCACCAGCTCGTCGCTGTCGGCAACGGGCGGCAGGTTGAGCCGGGCGCGAGCCTCGGCCCGGGTCATCCACGGTGCGCCCACGCTGGTCTGCATGGCCTGCGCCTGCTCCTCAAAGGAGCCCTGCAACTTCTCCGCGATGTTGAACTCGACGTACACCTCGCCGTCGCTGTCACCTGCAAAGCGCGGCACAAGGAAGGCGTTGATGCGGTCCTCGATGCTGGCGATGAGCGGGCCCAGCGTGTCGCCGTACAGCATCTTTCGGAACTCCCGAACGTTGCTGTAGTTGGCGTTATCCAGCAGGCCGACCATGGTGGGGTTCACGTGGTAGACGGCTGCCACCAGGGCTAGCGACAGCTTGGCCGCGTCGATCCACTCCGCGTCCCGGGCGTTGAACTGCTCGCCCTGCAACTGCATGCCGTCCTCCAGCAGCAGCACGCCGCCCCGGCGTGGCCCCTTGCCGCCGAACTGGCTGCGCACGTCCTCAATGAAGCGGTCGCGCGCGCCGTCCTTCCACGGCACCCCCTGCGGGCGGCTGATGGCCTGCGACACCTGCGCGCCGTTGGCC